GCAGATCACCTTATCCTCCAGGTTGAGCACCTCGATGACGGCGTGCCCGCAGGCGATGCACTCCGGCTGTACGTTATGGCGCAGCTTCATCGGGCACGGCATGTCGCCGGCCGTGCAGCTGATGCGCATGATGCCTTTGTATGGTTTCATGATCGCTCCTTCCGGTTATGTTTCACGTACTTAGAAATACGTTCCATAACGCACGTAGCGCAGGGTAATGCTCTTCATTTGTATCGCCAGACTTTCGTCGGCCAGGAGCTCGCTGGCCGTCTCCGAGACCAGCCACACCTCGTCGGCCTGGCCGGAGAGGAGGTCGTCCCGGAGCGCGCTTTTGATATCGGCGATGATTTCCAAAACCCCTTTCTGCCCGGTAGCGGCCCCCATGACGGCGGCCTCGGGCTTGCGCAGCTGGACGTAAGCGATCACCTTTACCGCGAGCTCGCTCTGCTCGGAGGCGCCCTGGCTGACGCTTGAATAGAAAATCTCCCCGTCCTTGAGGGCGACGGCCGGAAATTTCACGGCCTCGGGAATCAGGCGCTCGTCTTCGGTCACATAGACATCGCTTTCCCGAACATATGTTAAATCCGTTTGTAATTGCGATTTAACGGCCGACAAAAGGTCTTTCATCGCTCTACCAGGTAATCCTCAAAGATCCTCCGGAACGCGCGCCAATCCGCGTCCTGAATCACCAGAAACGGCCGGGCCGGGATATCCGCGGGGCCCGCGGTTACCTTTTTCGCGAACCGGACCGCGCCGCTTTTGTCGATCCAGCGCAGGGCCTTTGCCCGCCTGGGTAAAATCACCCGCGCCGGGATGGTGCCCCCAAGCTGGTGGACCGCCCCGTATGCGACGTTGGTGCCTACGCGCAGCGTTTTCCTCGTCACCTGCATGGTGATGGAGCGCATGAGCCGGGCGGTATCGACAAGGGTTTTCCCGCCCGTGCGCAGGGCCCGCCGGGACGGCTTCCACCGCACGGGCCGCCCCCCGGCCTTGAAGGTCTTGGTAACGGACCGCATGAGCACGAGGCCGCATTCCCTGAGCGGCTTTCCGGGGTCCGCCAGGCGCCGGGACAGGCCCTGGATCGCGGTTCTGGCCTCGACGTCCTTGACGCTGACTTTAAGATTGATCATGGCGCCTCAATAATTATCCAGCGTGCCGCTGGAGGAATCCGAGCTCCTGCCCTTGCTGAAGATCCGGTCGCTTTTGACGGTCGTGGCCTCGGGGCCGGAATCGCTGTCCTGTGCCGGGGCGTCGCCCCCGAGCGTCGCCTTGCCGTTGGATACGTCCCGCAGGAAGCGCACGGCGCTGTCGTAGCGCTTCTGCCGGTCTTCGGGGACTCCCTTGCGCCGGGCATAAAGGTTGTAGACCGCGATATCCACGGAGAGTTTGCGCACCATCGCCGGAACGGGGCTGAAGGGAAGCTCGTAGCGGGTGCCGCAATAAGCGTCGATCTCCGCGTCGGCATCGGCCACGGCCCGCGTGACCACGCCGGAATCTACGCTCCCGGCGTCGTGATCGTCGGTCAGCTGGATCAGGACGTCTTCATCGATCTGCTCAAGCAGATCGGATTGAGTGCAATAGGACACTGCAAACCTCCAATTTGACCGCGAAGAAATCTGAAATTGGGAAGCAATTTCCTAGCTTTCCGATTCCCCACCTTCCTCGTCTTCCAGCAGCCTCGCCAGATCCGCCTTGCGGGCGTTCTTGGGCGCCTCGATGCCCCGGGCCTCCAGCTCGGCAAGGAGTTCCTTGACCGTGCGCTCGTCACCGGGCTCCTCCGGAGGCTCCTCCACTTCGAAACGGTTCTCCCTGCTCGTGAGCAGGAGCTCCCGGGTGAAATCCTCGGGATAGTCCTTGGTCTCGCCCTCGGCGTGGGCGCCGTAGGGATGCACGTTGACCGAGCTTCCCGGCCCCAGATATTTTACTTTCATGAGCTATACCTCCATGCCGGCGCAGATCGCCGGCGCTTCGTTTCCTTCGGCCTTCCAGTCCCGCCTTTTACGTGGCGTAGGTATCTTTCCAGAGATAAGCGCAGTCGGCGCCGACCTGGACGATATCGGTCTCCTCGGCCACCTCGTAAACGTCCTGGTGCTCCGCGGCTTCCCGCCAGGTAGAGGTGCGCCGCGGCGATCCGTCCTCGTAAGCGATCCGCACCTGGAGCCCCGCGGTGGGAACTTTGAGGCCGAGCCGCTTCGGGCGGTAGAACAGAAATCCCATGCCCTTGCCGGAATTGATTTCCCAAATGTTGGCCGCGCTAAAATCGTCGCCCGCGGCGGTCTCCTCGGCCGTGCTCTTGATGGCGGTGCCCACCAGGACCTCGTCCAGCTCGAGCAGAGAAGCCAGAAGATCGGTCCCGAAAACGCCCTTCTGGGTATATTTGATCTTCTCTAAGACCTCGCTCACCTCTTTGAGACCCAAGTACGTGGCATAATCGATCAGGAGTACGTTGGCGATGAGCCCGGATTCCTTGATCTTCTTCTTACCGGTGGCGATGTCGGCAAAAAAGGTGTTGCCCGAGGAAGCGACCCATAAGCCCTCCGCGTCCTCGCCGCCGGAATTGCCGTCGGCCCAGGTGCCGCCAGTGATGAGCTCGGCCACTCGGATCTCTTTTTTGAGATCGACTTTATCCGTGGCGAATTCGATGGCATCCTGATCCGGCTTGAGCTCCGGGGCTCCCTGGGATTTGACGAACCGGCGATCCTCATCGGTGACCTCCTTGGCGAAGGCGTACTCCGCGGTGGCGATGCTGACCGAGGTGATGGGATAGCCTCCCCGCCTGGCCCGGGTGCCCGCGGCCCTGATGCCCGCTTCGTCGCGGAACCAGGCGCCTTTCTGGTACTTGGTGATTTTTGCCTTGGGATCGGCCCCGTCAAGGATGGGAAAGACCCGGTTGGCGATATAGTCGGTGTTGCGATAAGCGACGGAGATCCCCGCCAGCGGGCCCGCCACGATCGCTTCTTTGATGTTCGGTTGCGTCATGATAGACTCCTTTCGTTACACGTGAGACGCAGAACGGTAAAGGGTTTTCATTTCACCCTCGATGTGTCGCGTCTTGCGTTTTTTTAATGCACCACCGTGCCCAGACTGTAAACGTCGTAGGTCGGCGTATCGGCCGTAATAATCAGCAGGAACCGCTTGCTGTTGTTCTGCGCGATGGTCGCCGTGCCCTTTAGGGTGCCGCCGGTCCCGGCCGCGACGGTAATGGTATTCGCGCCTGAGGATGAATTCTTGATGGTGAACTCGATGGCGTTCCCCACGCCTGCCTGGTTAAGCGCCGCGGCCATGAGCGTCGCCGTGGGCAGGGTGTATGTCGCCGCCTCGGTAGGCGTGCCGTCGATGAACCCGCCCAAAAGCTCCGCAGCGGTTAGGGTTGCGGTGGCGGTTTCTGCCGTGACGGTCATCTGGGTGACCCTTCCGCCCTTGGTCCGGGCGAAGGGGCTGAAAAGGACCACCGCGCAGAGGTCGTCCTCGGCGCCGGCGGCCTCCACCACCATGCCCCGGGCAGTATCCCACCAGGTGCCGGCGTCGTCGGCCTTGCCCGCGTCTGAGGCGCTCACGTACTCGGGCTTGACAAATTTACCCACGGCAAGAGCGGCGTTTGCGACGCATTTCGATTTGCCGATGATCATCACTTCGGCGGCCTCCCCGCTCTCTGGGGCGTTCTGGAGGATGCCGATCGCGACTTCGTCCTCGGCGTCCGGGAGCCTGGCCTGGCCGCTCGTGTTGAGGACCACAAAATGATATTGGTAATCGCTCAAATCCTCGGCGGCCTCAAAGGACTCCCGCCATATTGCTTGTTCCGTTGTCATGACATGCTCCTTTCGTTGATGGTTAGTGGTGAGCCGTTAGTTGTTAGTTGTTCAACAACCGACAACCGACAACACACAACCAACTCATTCCTTGTTACGGATTGATCTCCGCCCGGTATTCCTTGGCCAGGTCCGGGTGCTCCACTTGCGCGCGGCTGAGGGCGTCGCTATAGGAGAGCTCCTTGTCCTGCTTCATCAGGTCCCTGGTGAAGGCGGCCAGCTTTTCCCCTGCCGAGCCGGCGTTCACGTCCTTGTCCCGGGTGGCGATCTCTTTGAAATCGATCACCTTGGGGAGCTCGGCCAGGAACTCTTTGAACCATCGGAGGCGGGAGGTCTTTTTCTCCGCGGAGAATTCCACGGGTTCCTCGCCGTCCAGGGAAAGCATGAATTCCCGGAGGCCCATCTTCTCCCAGGCGGGAATGATCTTCCCGTCTTTTTTGAGGGTTTCGCAGAAGGCGTTGGTCTCCGCTTTGCGGGCCTCGATACGCGCGGCTTTCTCGCGCTCGGCGAATTCCCGCTGCGCCTGCTCCTTGGCCTCTTTGGCCGCCTTGTCCGCGGCCGCCTTTTCCCGTGCCTGGATCTCGGCCTCGGTGAAGGCGTGCGGCTGCACGTCGTCGGGAAGGGCGTCGTCCGGCACCTTGCTCATATCGATGCCCATCGATGAGAGCGTGTTTTTGAGGATGTCTTTGATGCTCATATGCTTCTCCTTTCTGTTTTCGGCGTGTTCGCCGATCTTGAATTTTTTGCGAAATCTATCCAATCGCTCGGTGATGATCGAGCGCTCCTCGGGGCTGTACTGGGCCTGGTTTTTCTCCCGGCCCCAGTAGGATGCGGCGGCCCGCGTCTGATCGGCGTCGGGGCACGGATACCGGTAATTGACGGGATCCAGGAACTGATCGTCGGGCACGTCGTCCCACTCGGAAGGCTTGGTCACATGGCCGCCTTCCTTGACGCCGATCTTATATTTTTTGGAGCGCGCGCGCTGGGCCTCTTTTTCCTCGTCCGTGGCCACGAATTCTATGTTGATGGTTCCCTCTCCTGTGTTGAATTTGATCTTTTCCAGGTCTTTGACCGCCGGGGCGGCCGCTCCCAGGAATCCCACGTGGAGGAGCCTGGTCCCGTCGGGGCTGAGGCGCACGGAGCGGTTTTTGAAGAGGCCCTTTTTGACCATCTCTTCGAACTCGGCCACGATTTCTTTGCCCTTGGCATAGAGCGTTCCGCCCACGCGCTTGATCCCTCCGATCCAGCCCCAGGCCGGGGAATCGGTCTCGGGGTGCCCGATCACGATGGGCACGTCTTCATCGGGGCCGAAATTGTTGACGATGGCGTCGAGGTCGCCCTCCGTCCACTCCTTGGTGTTGCCCGCCGCATCGGTCCAGGTGCCGGTGCGGAAGATCTCGAACCAGTCGGCCAGACCTGCGAATGTCTTTTTCATCATCGGCGCTCCTCCTCAAAGCGTTTCCGCAATTCCTCCGGGTATTTATTCAAATCCGGCTCCCAGCGGGCCTTGGCCGGATTATGACTCCAGCCCGGGTCCGGGATCAAGGGCCGGGCCGGCATGCGCTCGCCGGTGACGGGATCCACGGGCTCGATCAGGCTATTGGTGGGGTCCTCGGTCTCCACCGTGAGCCCTTCGTCGTCCGCGGTGCGCCGGTCCACCGCGTTCACGCCGCAGCGGCAGTTGTAGCCGTTGGGCGGGTACCAAGTATCCCAAAAAGGGTGATCCGCCGGAAATACCTTGCCGTCCAGCGCGGCGTGCGTGGGCCTGGTGCGCGCGTCGTTGACGGCGTCGTATTCCCAGAACGGGAACCGGTCCACCTGCTCCCTCATTTGCTTGTAGCGGCCGGTCGTATAGGCCGTCTGTACGTTGGTCCGGAAAATGGTCTCCAGACGCCAAGGCGTGAAGCCCTCCGGAGCCGCCCAGCCCCGGGACCCGAAGATATCGTCCACCCGGTTTTTGAAACCCGCCAGGGTCTCGCCCTCGTCAAGGGCCTTTTGCACGGCCTCGTGGAGGTCCTTCAGAATATCCATGCGCGCCACGCCGCTCACGGTGAAGGCCTGTGCCCGGGCCTCTTCCGCCAGCGCGTAGAACTCCGCCGGCGTAAGATCGAGCAGGCCCCTGAAGGCCTCGATCGCCTCCTCGAAGGGCAGCGGTTTTAATTCGAGTTCGGCCATTTTTTTACCGTTGTGCGGTGTATCTCCCGTAGAGGTCCGCGATATAGATCGCCCGGGCGATCAGTTCCCGGAGATCCGCCGGATCCATCGTGCCGTAGGCGGCATAAATCCGGTCGCGCAGATCTTCCAGCGACCCGGCGTCCGCGATCATTTTTTTCAGGGGGTGCCTGAGCCCCGCGGCGGCCGGTACGGCGCGATCGATGCTTTCGGCGACCAGGTGCTCCACCTTTTCCTGTTCCGGCGAAAATCGGGGCGATTTTCGAGCGATGCGCTCCGCGAACATACCTCCCCGTGCCGGCGGCTCCACGAGCTCTTCTTCTTCTTCCGGCTCCGGGATGCCGTAGGTCTCGTAAAAATATTTTTTGCCCACGGGCACCCCGATCTTGGTGGTCACTGTTTCGTCGATCTCGCTCCGCTCCTTGAGATCGGGCTTGCGCTCGGCGTGGGTCTTGATCCGGGGATACTCCTCCACGCCGGGGAAGTTATAGTCCACGATCCACCTGATCAGGGTCTCATTCAGGCAGCCGTCCAGGAGATCGGCGTCGGCCTCGAGGATGTCCTGGCGGACCTGGCCCCGCTCTTCTTCGCCCCCCAGCTTGCCCGGCGTGCCCTCGGTGCTGGCCGTCTGCCCGAGCACCGCCTTTGAGATCTGGGCGTCCATGTAATCGCACATGATGTTATAGCTGTCGGTCTTGCTGCTCCCGCCGCGGGAGGCCGCTTCCAGGAGATCGAGGGCCATATCGTTGGGGATCTTGATCCCCGTTTCCTGCTGTATGGCGTCGATGGCGTCCAGGAGCGCCTGCTGCTGCTCGGGCTCGGTGCCCGGCGGGTACTTTCCCACCACCGTGGGCATGCCGAATTTTTCCAGGAATACGAGCCAGAACTTGATGCCGTTTTTCTTGAACCATACCGGCCACCAGAGTTTCTGGCCCAGCCCCTTGCCGTAGGGGTTGTCCGAATCCCCATAAATGAAGACGATAAATTTACGGGCCGGGACCTCCTCGCCCTCGATCATGCTCTCGGGCGTGAGGAGCCTGAGCTCGCGGTTCACGCTGAACGAAAAGCGCCGCGGGTGCTTGCCCAGGATCTTGCCGATGCGCACGGCGCCGTTATTCTGCCGCCAGAGCACCTCTCCTGCATAATACCCATAGAGGATCGCCTTGAGGAGCTCCTGGCGGGCCTGGGTGAAATTGCAGTTTGCAAGCGTCTCTCTCACGAAATCGGCGATCCGCTCTTCGCGGCTGGTGGCAGCCGGCCTCCCCGCGCCGCGCGCGCTTGTGCCGGGAATAATCTCCCAGTCTTTCCCCACCAGGGCCAGGGCCCTGGTCTGGAGCACGCTGCCCGCGTGGGGGTCGCGGTCCACCTCGTCATAGAGCTTGAGGCCCTTTCCCCCGGCCTCGGTGCGGAGCACCGGATCCGGATTTTCCAGGCGCTTCAGCCATCCCGCAAAAATATCGATATCCTTTTGCGCGGTGGCGATCTCGTCGGTGATGGGTTTTTGCGGCTTCTCTCCGGCCATCAAGATCTCCCTCCCAGAAAATTAGCCAGCCTGGTGAACGCGCGCTTCCTGCCGGTGCCCTGGAATTCGATGACGCCCGCTGCTGCGCTGCCCGCGTGCACGCTCAAAGCCTTGGCCCAGAAATGATCCGCGTGGCCCGTGGCATCGGTCCGCTCCGCGTCATAGCGGAAATGCTTGGTCGTGGTGGCGTATTTCTTGACGCTGTGCAGCGAATTCCTGATCGTCGCGTCCGCCGCAATGCGGCTGCCGCCGTCCTCGAAATTCTGCTTCAGGCCCACGGCCAGGGCCTCTTTGTTTTGGGCGGTAAAGGCAATTCCCTCCACCCGCGAGCTCCCGAACCGGTCCTGGGCGCCTTCGGCCAGCTGGGCCCCGATGCCCGTCTCGTCGATACAGGCCCGCAAAAACTCCGGCCGTCCCAGGATCGCGTGAAGCACCTGCTCCTGCACGAAATAGGGCGTGCGCTTCAGCTCGATCACAGCGGCGCTGTGGAGCACGCGGTCGATCTCCTGGTCCACCCAGATCACGGAAAGATCTTTCTTGCGCCCGATATCCATGCCCACGTAAAGCTTGCCCACGAATGCCACATTGCGCAGCGCCTCCGCCGGCGGTTCCGGCCGCACGGTCGTGCGCTTATACTCCTGATAATTCGCCTGGGCCGCCGCGATCAATGCATGTACCCAGGCCGGTTCTTTATGGATCTTTACATCCTCTACCGCGCTGATAAGGTCGTGCGTGAGGAATGCGCTCACCTCGTCTGAGGCAACGCACATGTATTCCTCCTCCCAGGCATCGTCGTCGTTCAGCGCCAGGCGCAGGTCCTCGGGCTCGATCGGCTTCCCCTCTTCGTCCACCAGGGCCAGGCCCATCATCACGGCCTGGTAAATGTCAACAAAGTGCTTGGACCAGCCGCCGCGGTCGCCCACATGCTCGAAATCCGGCCCGGTGAAGCGCTGTTTGGTGGGCGCGCCGTAAAAAAGCTCATAAAACTTGTTCGTCTTGCCTTTGAAGGTGCTGATCACCCGCACCTTGTAGCCGCGGGTCACCGTGGGAAACATGGCCTTCCAGATCTCGCGCGAGTCCCGGTGAAGGGCGAACTCATCCAGGATGATGTTGGCCGACCAGCCCCGGGCGGTGTCCGGGTTGGCCGGCAGCCCGATGATCCGGGCGCCGTTGGGTAGCACGATCTCCAGCTGCTTATAGGTGATCCCGGAGGGGGCCCAGAATTCCGTCTCGTGCTCTTTAAATACCGCGCCCACGGCCCGGGCGTGGAGCTTGGCCTTGGCCACGGCCTCTTTGCTTTGCCGCTCGCCGGCCGAGAGGATCACCCAGTCCTCGCCGCTGTCCGCCGCGTCCAGCACTGCCTCCAGGGTGGCCTCAAAGGACTTGCCGCCCTGGCGCGTCACGACCCCGATTTTGAACCGGGAACTGTCTTCCACCCAGTTGCGCTGATATTCGGCAAGCGGTACCGCGGCATTAGCGGAGCCCATAGATCTCCTTCCTGATGAAATTCAAAAGCTCGTCCTTGGTCATGGGCTTGTCCGGAATCTCCGGCTCCCCGGCCTTTTTGCCCGCGCCGTCCAGGAGCTTCTCCAGGGCGATCACCGGGTACACGTCCTGCGGGTTGAGCGTGTCTATGGCTCTGTCCAGCATTTTATTTCTGAGATCCGTTAGGGTAGCCCGCAAGGATTGTTTATCCTGCCGATATTCCCGCCGGCGCTTGAACCAGTCCTCCTTGCTCGACCACCGCTTGAGCGACTGGATCGAGATGCCGGTCTCCTGCGCCACCTGCTCCAGGGTGAGCCCGTCGATCACGTAGAGTTCCTCGGCCTTTTCCCGCAGCTCGTATGATATCGCCTCAACCATGCAATGCTCGCTTCGCTCACCTTTCGTTACATGGTCAAATCGAGAATTGTTAAATCGTAACTATGTGACGATTTAACTATTTAACTATTCTCTATTTAACTATTCGACTATCCTCTCCCCAGCGCCTTCCTGATATTCCTGATGTCGCCCAGCTTCTCCAACAGCTGCATGTACAGGCTCCAGAGCTCGCTCATGGTCTCCAGGGCCGCCTCGATATTGAGCTCTTCGATAGGCTCGAAGGGGTCCAGATGATCGCGCACGCTGCCGCGCAATGTCTCGCACCTGAGCCGCAAGCTCCGGGCCTCCCGCTCCTTTTCGCTCAGCAGCCCCTCGTGCCGCAGCCGCTCTTGTCTCAATTCGCTCATGTCAGCCTCCCTGCTTCCCTTTCGCCTGTTTCTCCAGCCTGACCTGGGGGCAATACTGGTTGGTGTTGATGGCGTCCACCAGCTTGGTCATTACCTGCGTGTTCATGATCACCACGTCCTTGAGGTCGCCGGCGAGGCGGTCGTAGCTCTCCACCAGCTTGACATTGCTGGCATACATCTTGCGCTGCTCGTCCATGTCGGATTTATACTGCGCCAGCATCTTCCGGAAATTCTTGCTGTCGAAATACCACATCACGCCGACGAACCCGGCGAACCCGAAGGCCCTCACGATCTCGATCAGCCAGGTGGCGCTGATGGAATCCATACGATCACCTTATAGCCCCAGCCCGCTCGGCGAGGATGGAGAAGAAACAGCCGCCGGCAGGCGGTCCACCGGGGGGCTGTAGGGCTCCCGCGTATAGGCGACGCTGTTCGATGGATCGGATTCGCCTGTTTCGTTGTAGGCCGTGGCGATAAATGTATATTCCACTCCCGGCATCAGATTGAGCGTGGCGTCGATATTGCCATAGACAATAACGCCGTCCGCCCGCACCAGATTTTCTTTGGCTACGGTCTTGTTGTACTGCTCCGTCCCATCAGTGAAATAGATCGTATATCCAATGATGATATCCCACTCCGCGCCAGGATCATCCCAGTACAGATCGGCCGCCAATACCAGCGCCGGCAGCATCAGGGCCGCCAGGCCCAGCCCGAGCGCAAAACACAATGATCGTTTCATGCTGCTCTCCTTTTCCATCACACGTGCGTTGTTTATTGCATTGACAACCAACAACCAACGACTGACAACTAACAAATTCTCATACGTCAGGAATATCCGCCGGGTCCATCTGCTCGACTTTGGCACGGGTATCCGCGCTGATCCGCTCGATTTCCTCTGCCGAGAGCCCGCGCCGGCGGGCCTCGATGAACGCGGTCATCAGCAGGGCCTTGATGATTTCCGCGGCGATTGCTTTTTCCATGATATCCTCCAGAAATTATAAGACGCATATCCTCCAAACCACGCGCCGGTGATCCATAGGCCTATTGGATTCCTGGAAATCGCCAGGGCCGGCAGAATATATAATGCCCATCCGTCATCCAGGAATGATCCGCATTGCCACCGATCGCGTTTTAGGAGTCGCCTCATTACAACGTCGCCAGCCGGTTGATCAAATTCAGAATCTTGGTTTCCAGATCCGCCGGCGGTGTCAGCCCTCCCTTGACGTAATCATCGTAGGCGAGGATCAAGGGATGCACCTTGGTTAGAAGGTCCTTTTTCGCCCGGACGATCTCTTTCTGGCCCTCCGTCAAATCCGGCCTTTGGGCCATCGAAAGCGTGTCCTCATACTGGGCGCCGTAGAAATCCATGAAAAACAAAGATTTCTCCACCGGGCCGCGCTCGCCCCAGGGCTTGATATTCTTGAAGAGCGAGCATCCGGTTACGCATCCCGCGCTCAGTACCGCCAGGGCCACCAGGATGATACTGATATTGTAAAGCTTGCTCGGAATTGTGGGCTTTGCCTGTGCCTTGCCCTTGGTATTCCGCACCTTGGCCTGGAACTCATAGAGCCCCACCGCGGCCGCCCCGGCCATGAACCCGGCCAGAAGATACTCGATGATCACTTTCGCGGTCATATCCACCCCGGCGTAGATCATACCCACCGCTCCCAGGGCGGTGCCGCAGCCCACGGCGATCAGCGGCTTGGCCCGGGCGGGCATGCTGGGCAGGACATGATATACCAGGGCCAGCACTACCGCGAGCAGCGCCGGCAGCGTAAAATTACCAATGGTGATTTCCATGATTGCCTCCTAAATTGTTATTGCATGTTTGACAGCCGAACCCGTTCCGAAACCGAGCTGGTCAAGATATGCCTTTGCCTCTTCATTCGTGACCCGTGTCGGAATGCCGTCAGTGTAAATCCACCACTCTATCGGGTCCTTGGTTCGATCCGTAAGCACATGCATTTCCAGTGTTTCGCAGTTCACAATCAAAGCGTAATCGGCGGCTATCTGCTGTTGGGTTTTATAAAAAAAACAAAGGCAGTACGTGCCTTCTGGCGCAATGGGGATAATCGAGATATAAAGATCGTGGAAGAGATCGGGTACGCCAGCAGGATAAACGATTGATATCTTCTCGCCGGTGCTTTGGCGCTCGAGCTCGACTGCATAATAAGGCTTGCTCAAGAAACATGCCCCCCCCCAAAGAATCATCGTCACCAGCGCAATCCAGACTATTGCGGAAATTCCTGATGTTTTTTGTTTGTTCATAACGCCCTCCTGAAGGCCTCTAAATTAAACTGCGCGCCGGGGCAGCTCTTATACGGCGCGTATTCCCGGTGCCCGCACACGCAGATCGCCGGGATCTCGAGCAGAAGCATGAGCGATTTCACCAGGGCGACGCCCAGATCCCACTGCTCCTGCGGCGGCGCGATCAGGTCGAAATTGCCCATGAAACAGACGCCCACCGAATGATGATTCATATGGTGCTCCCGGCAGTGGGCCCCGGTCTCCGGGACCATGCGCCCGGTCAGCACCTCGTAGCGATCGCCGATCAATTCGATGCCGTAATGGTAGCCGATGTTCCGCCAGCCCAGCGTCTCCACGTGATAGCGCCTGATGGCATCCCAGGACACCGTCCGCCCGTCCTGGGTAAGGCTGTGGTGGATCATGATGTAGCCGGGGAGCTTCACGATGTCTTTCTTGAGCTGCTCTTCCATCTCCGTCAGCTCGTGGTCAAGCTCCCTGACCATATGCCGGGCCACCATGACCCGGTTCCTCACCAGGTGCGCGAGATTGTGCCGGTCCATTGTATTTCCTCCGGCTAGCCGTGCTTACGCCCCATCATCCGCGGCCGAGATCGTGTACGTCACCTCCAGGGTGTCGTTGTCTTCCACGGATTTCGAGGCTGAAAACTGGGCCGCGCAGAACAGCGTGCCGCCGCCGGCCGTGTCGCCCTTGGTGTCGGGACCGGTCCCGCCGCCCACCAGCGCCGCGCCATAGATCGTCTTGGTCGCGTTCATGGTGAAGGTGGCCTTGTTGGCGCTGTTGGTGATGGACTGGCTTGATGCCGCGGCCTCGTTGTATTCCGGCCTGGTCGCCTCGTCATACGCCGTGCTTTCGGTATAGCCCGGCACGGCGTAGGTGTGCGTGGCCAAAATGGTAGTGTCGGATTCAAAAATCGCCACATACCAGGTGGTGATCTGGGTGGCCGCGTGGAACATGATATCCAGGATGGCGTCCAGGCCCTCATTGACCACCAGGTTTTTGACCCGCTCCGTCCACTTCACCGTGCCGTCCGGCCGCCGGCAGACGATCTCCCAGTACCCGCCGAGCAGCATGCCGGCCCTGGGGCCGAGCAACGACATGATTTTTTCCCTGATCCCCTGATTCATAGTGTCCTCCGGTTGCTAAAAAAAACGCCCGATCCGTGCGATCGCGCGTTTTCAATCGCATGGATCGGGCGTTGAGCGCCCTGCAGCGTACCACAGGGGGACACCCTGGCCACTCGCTCGCTGCCTCCCGGCGCCCTGCAGCGTACCACAGGGGGACACCCTGGCCACTCGCCGGTTATATTATTTTACATGTTGAGACTTTTTTTTCTCAAAGTCAAGGTTTTTTTCAATATATACGATTTTTTTACATCGGCGGCACCACATCTTGATATATGTTTTTTCCGGTCTCCAGGCGCCCAGCAGTTTATTGCAGATGGGGCACCGGATCGTGTCTCCCGCCATCAGCTCACCGCTACCAGGCCGTCCACGATGAATCGGATCTCGTCATTGAGAGGCAGGTCCGATCCCGCATCCGAATCATACGTGCCCTCCACGGTGAGGATCCGTACGCCCCGGCTGGTTTCGCCGCTTTGGAGCGCCAGGTCATCCCCGGAGAGGACGATATCTTCCGATGACGATGGGCTGGATACTTCCACGTCCTCGCGCCCGTTGATCACGTCTCCCTGATCGTCGGTCAGGGTCCAGGTGAGGGTCTTGGGCGCCACCGCCGCGTCATCCTCGTCCGTAAAGCTCGCGGTGATGATATAGGTGGATTTTTCCTTTGCATGAGTGGTTAATTCAGTCGTCATAATCCCTCATTGATTAGTCAAATCGTGAGTCGTTAAATAGTTAAATCGACACACAATTTAACAATTCTCTATTTAACTGTTTGACTATTTAACTAACATCAAAACTCACTTCCGGCCTTTTGCCGGAAAAAGATGCGCCGGGCGCGGAGACGGTGAATGTCACGCTCGCGGCCTTGCCGGTGATGGTGATGGTCAGCTCGCCGGCCGCCTGAAAATGCGCGGCGACGTCGCCTATGGTGAAACCGTCGGTGACGACCGCGGCGAAGGCCATGATTCTGGAAACCACGCTCCCGAAGGCCGCAGCGTCCGATGCCGCTACCTGGAATGTGGCCCGGCCGGCCGCCGTGTCCCCGGCCACGATGCCATCGGCCGCCTGCACCAGTGCCGTAAGCGCCGCGGCAAGGCCCTCGCCGAATGCAGCGCCGTCAGTGGCCGATCGTCGAAAAACGCCGGTCCGCGAGCCCATATCTCCCAGGGTGACGCCATCCGCGGCCTCGCCGATGGCGGTAAGGAGCGCCGAAACCGTCTCCCCCAGATCAAGCCCATCAGTCACCGCTTTGAGAAAGGTGCCCGCCACCGAGGGCGAATCTCCCGCAGCAAGACCGTCCACCGCCAGGGCCTGGATGGCCGCGCCCAGGATGGAGGCCACCAAGCTGTCGCCGAATTTCGCTCCATCCGTGGCCAGCACATGATACAGCGCCGCTACAGCTAACGCCTCGCCTACAGTCAATCCGTCTATAGCCACGCCCTGGAAAATGGCCGTGACGCCGGAGGTGTCTCCCGCCGTGATGCCATCGCTTATTGCTCCGGGCTTGCTGATCGTACGCGCCGGGGTGTCGCCCAGATCCGCGCCGTCGGCCGCAGAAAGCAAAAAGGTGGCAATAGCTGCACCCGTATCGCCCAAAATGGCGCCGTCCGATGCACCGCCTTGGAACGTGGCCCTGCTGCCGGGGCTATCGCCTGCCGCGATGCCGTCGGTGGCTGCTCCGGGACGGCGAATCGTGCGTCCGGGGGCGTCCCCTGAATTGATCCCATCCGTCAGGCCCGCAAGGAAGACGGCAAGTGCGGCTCCCACATCTCCCATGACTGTCCCGTCAGTGCTTTCCGCAAGGAGCTGCGCGACCTTGCCGGGGGCGTCTCCCCCCTTGAGCCCGTCGGCAATCGCCGCCTGGAACGTGGCGATCCCCGCCGGGCTGTCGCCCATCGAGAGCCCATCAGCGGCCTCGGCCTGGTAGGTCTGGCCGGACACCAGCTCAAATGCCCCGATATACCAGGTGCTCCTTGTCGTCCCTACTATGTCGTCAGTAAATGTGCCGCTCAGATCATCGCCGTCATCCAGCGTATCCAGCTCATCCCCCCCGGTGGTCAGCCGATAGTCGTCATTAGGATAATCGACAAAGCAGGAATTGCCATCGTGGCAGTTGAGACTTTGATAGGAGGCATCCGGCGAAGTGGTATCTTCGGAGACGTTTTTGGAGTGGGTGTCTATATTACTAGGATCTGTATAATCCGCAGTCGTATTGCCTTGACATAGGTTATTCTTTGCGGTGTGCGCCGGGGTACTACTATAGTGCTGGATTCCCTCATCACACTTACACACAGCATTATTACAGATAAAGGAGGTTGCTCCACTTTGACCAGATGCGTCGTTTATGCCTTCTTCATTAGTTGCTCCATAGACTATAGAATTTATTATCGTTAAATCTCCAGGGCAACCATAGGAACGTATGATGGGATTGAAGCAGTTGCCATCTCCCTTCATAAGCATCCGACTAATCAACAAATCTGCCCCTGTGGCAATATCAACAATATATATTCCACGATTCGAGCTGCCGCCCATGTCAACAGCTAGTTTGGATATCTCAATATTTGCAAGATCACCATCGGTAGCTTCGTACAGATATATCCCATACTCTTGCCAGCTTGAAAAATTTATTCGTGCTCCATTACCATATGCTCCTCCATTATGCTCGGCTCCAGATACAGCAGTTATCTTGAGAAGATTGCTTCCCGTTTCAGTTGCTATCGCAGGATCTGAAGTAAAGGCAGTCTCTTCATTACGATGTTCAGCGGTGAGGTCACCGGTGAGCGGATCGGCAATGTCGTTAATGAATGATGGTAAATCCGAATAATCGGCACCACTGCCAATCTCATAAGTGCCGGACGCAACAGAACCTAAGTTAAATGAAAACTTTGATATTTTTCTGGGGCTTTCATCTTCATGCTTCAGGAGATCGGTGAATGTTCTATCAATAAAAATCCTTCCTGGATCGATTTTCTTGTCGTAGATAGCTTCAAAAAGACTCTGGCTGATAAGACCTAAATCCAAGAGTTCTTTAAAATCTACATACCAATCCTGCGCTCTCGGCCTTTCGCCAAAAGAGGACTCCCACGGATATTTACCATTACTTTTCACTGGGATGAGATATTTGTGCAGATCGCGGGTTTTATTGGTGTCGGCTTTTAAATCAGTGGAACCTCTGATTTTCCAATAATCTCCCGGTACAGTAAGGACGCAGTGGTGCCTGCGCTCAGTCTTGCCTTTATAATACCCGTCCGCAGCCTGTCCAATGACATGCCCGTCCCGGAGACCCTTTTCAAAATTAGGATCATCCGGGAGATACTTATTGCCGACTTTGATCAGTAGTTCCACTTATGCGCCTCATTTGTTACCATCTGAACCCTATCCCAGCGACGGGCAAAAAGGCCGAAAAATCCCGCTCCTCATGGCCTTCGAGCCAGCTTGCCCGGTCGGTGGAGCACCGTATCACAAAATCTTCCGACAACCGCAGGAAGCGGTAGTCAACCCCTATGGCCACAAAAAACTTCCCGATCTCTTTGCGATAGGCGATACCTATATACCCCCCGATATTGCCCGACAGGTCGTACTCCGGATCGTCATAACCCGGATGGATCTCGGTGTCCAGCATATCGTGAAAACGCGCCCTTAGCGCCTCTCCGGCCGCATTGCCCGCCGTTTCGACCTGCGGATGGTAGTAGCCTATGCCCAGCGACATCATAAAGCCCCAGCGCTCCATCCGGGCGCCGGCGCCGAGACCGTAGAGATCCACGAAGCCCATTTCCTGGCCGGCGTACCGGGCTGTGGCCGATTCATGTGATCCCCACAGGTATAGCTCGCCCCCGTAGGTGAGCCTGATCATGGCCGCGATGTCGTTCTCGCTCTCCTGGTAAATGGGCGTTGCTGCTGATAGGGAAATCTCTGCGGCGCCGGCTGCCCCCGCGCAGCACAGCGCCAGGCACAGGGCCGCCATTGCTACCGATCCATATTTCATGGATGCCCTCCTCTCAATGTGCTAGGATTTTAAGGTTTCCTTGCCTTCCTGCCTCCCAGCTTCCTCGCTTTTATCGCCTTCACCGCCTCGATGGCCTTGATCGCCTGCTCGGCCGTGAGAAATCGCTCGTGGTCCACGCCCAGGCGCTTGCGCAGAAACCCGCGCAGGGCGGCCCGCTCCTTGCCCGGCTCATAGTACACGCCGGCCAGGTCGCGCCACTCGGCATAAAGCTTGCGCATTAGTCTGCTCTTGCTATCTCCCGCGGACTCCGGGCTGTCCCTGAGCGGGCCCGCCACACTTACAGGCGGGTAAGCTCTGAACCCGCGCTCCTCGAAATGCCGCACCAGCGCGCGCCACCCGGCCTCGCTCATTTTCTTCAGCGACCGGGCCCCGCCGATCTCCTCCTGGATCAGGTGCCGGTCGTCCTCGGAGATCCCCAGTTCCTTGCAGGCGACGTGCACCAGGGCGATTTGTTTGTTAGTAAGCATGGTTCAAGGTTCAGGGTTTAATTAACTATAGGGATATATAAACTTTGCCCCACATTGAGAGCACCGGGCTTCGATAACGGTTTCATGAACGTCACAAGCATATCCCCACAATTCAATTTTCTCGCCGAGCCATCCGAAAGGTGAACAATTTTGAAACGATCTCACCAGCAGCTCTTTAATGCCACCGCATATCGGGCAACTTGGATCGGTTTTGTCAGGCATTGTTTCCTCTTGTTGATCCCCGGCCGGGCGCCGGCGCGAGAAAAGGAGGTGGAAACCCGCACCGGAAACGCCCTCCGGGGTTTATCCCTCGTCCTCCCAGGGTTCGTTGATTACCAGGTGACTGTCCGGCGACGGGAGGGCCCGGTTGGGCACCACCCAAAGAGATACCGGCCTCACCGCCAGCTTTTCCGCGGCTTTCGCGGCGATTTCTTTCGTCGTGGGCGTGATCCCGTACACTGCCTTGAGCCCGTAAAACTTGGTAAAACCTTCCTGGTCTTTTACGGCCGGCACATCGATCCGGATCAGCTGGCCCAGGTTTGTTACATAACCGGCGATGGTGCTGTGCCCGAACAGCTCCACGATCGCCCAGAACTCAAATTTCTCGTCATCCATCCCTCTTACCTTTCACTTTCACGTCTGCCAATTCATACGAAAAGCTCTCTTTGAGCTTCCGCACCGCCCCGATCAGGGTCAGCCGCTCCACGGGCCAGTGCTCCACTACCGCCCGATCCAGGCTTTTGGATATCTTGATCGCGTCGGTCAGGCCCCATCGCTCCGCCTGCTCCAGGGCATCGCGGGGAATGGAGACCTTGGGCTCCTCCATATGGCACAGCACCCCGGCCGCCAGGGCCAGGCGGTCTCCCTCGGCGAAAAACTCCCGCTTGTGCCGCTTCATGTGCGCGATCAGGGCCTTTTCGCTGTCCTTGATCCGGGAGGCAAGCTCACCGATGCGCTCCCCGTATTTCTCGCGCACCGCTTTCATCTCCCGCTCTGCGGCGGCCTCCAGGCTCTCCAGCTGTGCGTTCCCGGCGCGGATCAGCTCAAGAAGCTCGTTTGCCGTGGATCTGGCTTCGCTTTTCGGCATCGCCCCCCCCTTCTTCCAGGTTCAGCGCCATCTGACCCAGGAGTTCCTTGAGCGTGAGGTTCTCCATCGGCGCGATCATCTTGAGCTTTTTCAGGGCCTGGTGCTTGACCCGGTCCTTCCATTCCGCGTACTCGCTGCCATAGCCCAGGTAATAGCCGCGCGAGCAGTGGCAGATGGGGATCCCCTCCCAGCGCAGGCTGGTGATCACCCGCCGGAGCTCCCGGGTGTCGTTGATCTTGTGGCTGAAATCCTTCCCGAACACCTCCCGGTAGAGCTCGCCCATGTCCACGGCGTTGATTCTGCCGATATGCCTGGTGAGGACCCGGAGCGCCAGGTCCTCTTCGTGGCTTAAGTCTCGCATTTCCTTTTTTCCTCCAGTCCCCGAATGATATCGGTAATATGTTTGCGCGCGCTGTAATCAGTCAGCCCGCTCTCGGGCAGGCCCGGCGGCTTTCGTGCTGGTTCGCCTTTCCGTTTTCCCGTTTCGCGCGTGTGCTCCTCCTCCGCCGTCATGCCTTCGGCGCTCTCGCGCTGCGCCGATTTCTTGAGGAGTACCTTGAGATAGTTGTGATTCCTGAATCCCCACTTTCCCGCATTGCAGGTCTCGGTCATGGCCGCGAGCACCTCCTGCCAGGTGGTGCGGTAGGTTTTGCCTTCAAACTTAAACCGCTTTACTTCGAATAGAGACAACAAGTCCCGGAAAATCCGCAGCCGCTTACGATCTGAAACATCGCCCCACTCGCTCTGGCGAAAGCAATCCGAATACTCGTAGACGAGCTTCCATGACTGCCCGAATTGCGCCGCGATATCGGCCATTTCGCGGTGTTCCATTTCACGGACGGCCTGTTCCAGATCAAAGTTCCTGCGGCAGTGGGGACAGATTAATTTCATCTTAATTGCGCGCCCTCGACTCCCAGCGCTCCCAGAAGTGTTCGGACGCCTCCTGGAGCCGGGCATCGACTTCCTCTTCGACTGTTCTCTTTCGCAGCACTCCGCATAATACATACCCGGCAATAGCGCCGAGGCTCATGCCGGCAAAAAACCAGATCATGACTGAAACTCCTCCGCTACGTTATTCATTGTCGTTCGCATCCTAACACCCCAGCGCTTTTTTAATAATCCACAGTGCTTGCTGGGCAGGCGTTCGGCATTCCTCATGCGCCAGCCTTTGGAGCGATTCCAGAAGAGCCGTGTGTGCGCCAAAATCAAGCATGATTGCTGCATCGATGTCCGGTATGTGTTCCGGCCCCTCGGGCCGCTCTGATGCTTTCGATTTCCCGGTTCCGCCTTTGGGCGGGCCAGGCGGGATGACGGGATTTTCCGGGCGCGGCCCCGGTGGCGGATTGGGGCCACCCTTTTGCTTTTTATAGTATTGTTTCTGGTAGCATTTCCGGCATAACCCTCGCGCATAAATCTCTTCCTCGCCGCATGTAGCGCAGCGCTTGGGCCGCGCCTCGGCCGATTCTGTTCCTGTCTCTTCCATGATTTCCCTCCCTTGCGCACAATCCTGGCACGTGACGGGGATCTCGCGCCTGTTTCCGATGGTGATGATCCCTTCGGTCTGCCGGGCGACGCAGTGCCTCTTTTTCATGGTCGTGTGCGTGGTAGTGCAGTGAAAATATTCCGGGCCCGAGAGCATTTCTTTAATCGTCTCCTGATCCGGCATAGATGCCAGGGTGCGGAAAGATAGTGTTTCAACCGGTTTCATGGCTCCTTTTTCCTCACCAGCCGGTATCCCCGCAGCCGCTCATGCTGGCACGCCGGGCAGGGCATGTGCGTGAAGGTGAACATCCGGTCGTAGGGATCGATCAAAGGAGAATCGATCGGCACTTTGCCCGTACCGTCGCATGCCGCACAGCGCACCAGCTCAAACATCGTCTCATGATTGTGATCCACGCGCCTCTGAATCGATTGCAGCGTCTCTATGGGCTCCTTGTCCGGATAGTAGCTCGCCTCCGGGGCGTGGAGCACCGGGCAGATCCGCTCGGCACAGGCATGCGTGAGGCTGTGATCCTTGTGCGTGCACACCGCCTGCTCCCGGTCTTTTATGCGGACAGCTGCCCGCCACTTGCAGTGCTCCCGGAACCAGTTAAATGCCAGTGTCACCATCATATCCTCCTGATTCAGAGAGATATGCATACGCCGCATCATAGGCGGCCTCATATCCCTCATGAGTGCGCCTGTAGAGCGCCCGCCGCATATCATGCGGCAGCTTGCGGTAGCAGAGATAACAGAACGAAAATTTCGGCTTCTTGGGGCGCCCGCAGGCGCACTCATCGCTCATGAGCTCGTTAACGTAAAACTTCCAGTCCGGCTCGGGCATGACTGCCTCCATTCATCCCGCCAGGATATCCACCAGCCAGTATTTGTCGACCTTGCGGATATCGATGACCGCGATGTTGTTGACGATAAAGTCCCGCACCCAGCGCTCCGTGATATACCACTCATCGCCACCCTGCTGCGGCGTCCGGGCGGTGCCGCGCTTCCGCGCCTTGAGCAGACCCCTGGAGATCCACTTCGTGATGCTGTGGTCGTCGATCCCGAAGCATTCCGCCAGGCTCCGGGACGTGTAACCGTCCATGCTGGACCTGCTGATATGCAGGCGCCTTCTCTTGAGCATAATGCCCTGCACGGTCCTGCGATACCCGGCGCGCCCGAGATGCTTCTGTACCGCCCCCGGCATCAGGTGCGCGTTCCGCTCGAGGATGTCGATTTCCTCCTCACACCAGTCCGGCTCCTTTGCCTGCCGGGCAATCACCCCGAGCTCCAGGGCCCGCCGGGATATCTTCCATCGCGGCAGCCCGA